ATATTTGGTAGGTGAAAGAGTTGGATTAATAACATTATCATACTCAATTAAACCTAAAGCATTCCATCCCCCTAATTCTTTAAAACGAGGGTGAGATTCATTTAATATAATACTTTTTACACGAACTGGGATTAATTGTCCTTGTTGAGTGTTAGAAGGTAATGTAGTAAAAGAATTATTAACATTTTGCTGGTTGACAGCTGCTTGTCCAAATACTTGTGCCATTTAATTATTTATTTTCTCCGTGTATTTTATCTATTTCAGCAAGTAATTGAGCTTTTTCTTCATCCGAGATACCAAACCCACCATCATCAGTTGATGTTGAATTTAATGCACGTTGGATAATAGTGGCCATTTTGATAAGTTGCTCGTCATTTTTAACACTTATTTCTAAGTATTCTTTAATTAACGGTACTATCAAAGTGGCATCACCTATATCACTTATTAGTGGTTTTAACTCGGATATTAGAGCGGATATTTGTTTATCTTTTTTCTTTTGATTATCGTATATCTCTTCTAATATGCTGCTAAATGTTTTCTTGCCAAAAACTACGTTTTCTAATGAACTCATACGTTTTATTTTTGACTATAAATATTATAACTAAAAATTTGTATATCCGTGTTCTAAATAAAACACGTACTTTTTCTTAAATATATCGTATAATTGATCTGCTATTTTGGTAATTTTAGGCGTTTTAACGTCTATCATTTCGCGGATGTATATATAAAGTGCCTTTTTATTGAATACATCTAAACTATCTCTTTTACGGAATACTTCTAAAATAGCATCGGCTACTTGAGCATCTGTTTCTTTAGGGAATAATTCAAATATATTATCGGTACAATAATTAATATATTCGTCCATAAATTTAGATAAATTACTCTCAACAACACTTTTAGTATCATCTAATTGATATGAAAATTTCTCGTCTTCTTCAATTGAAGCTACGGGAGATGTCTCAACACGTTTTTTATAATTTTTCTGATTGGATAAAATTAAATAGCGTTTAGCAATTGTACCGAAATAAGAAAATGCTTTAGCACCTTTACTTTGATCAAATAAGTGGATTTTAGAAAGTAAAAATGTAATTACTTCATGTTGTAAATCCTCAATATTATCTACCTCGGTATAATAAAACTTAAAGGTATGAATAATATTTTCGGTTAATTTAAAGAACGCATAATGAATTTGTTCGTTATATATTCTATTACGTTCTTCAAAATCAGTACTATGATTATATGCTACAATAGCATCTTCGGTATCCTTAGTAAAATACACATTGGAAGTTTTTTTCTTCCTTTTTCTAACTTCTACTTCCATTCTATAAATTCTTAACGTTAAATGTGTCTAATATTTCTTGCAATGCTTTTAATTGTTGGAAGAAAAATCCAACTTCATCATCACTTTCAAATGAACCTTTAGCGTCTACTTCTTTAAGTTTCTTATGTGAATAATCAATAATTTCCGAAAATTTATTTAGGTAAGTCATATACCCTCTTAAAATATCTTCTTGTTTCTCGTTCTTGCGGAGAAGGTTAAAGGTTGTGTAACTTAATACAACAACCAAAACCGATAAAATACAAACTAAAATTAGCATCTAAATATTGTTTAACAGGTTTTTTAATCCCTCTGATTTGATACTACCAAGTGCTTTTTGTTTTTGGGCACTTTGAGTTTTACCATTGGGCTTGTTCCCCCCCAATGTAAAATTTTTCTTTGGCTCCTCCAAGTTTTTTCCCTGGAATTTTGGAAGCCATTCTTTTTCAAATTCAATACGAGCAGCCATCAAGTCAGCCTGGTGTAATATAAATGGTAATGCTGTACGTGGTTTTTGTTCGGGAAGATAACCCATAAGATATTTCTTATTACCTTCATCGTATAAACCATCATGTGTTTGAATAGCAACCATTTCATTAAATGTGTACTGGATGTTATTAGAGTGTAAGAAGAATAAACTACGATCGGGAACCGAAGCGAATGGAATAGTGTTGTTAAACATATAATCTTCACCTAGTTTATCTCTACGCCATTGATCCGTTTGTGGGATATAAGCATCTTGATTTTCATCACCCAATTTACCCAGGTCATGATTTAAAGCAGAAAATATTAATTCTTCAAACGTATAAGTACTAGTATCAGCACCCATATCATCCCATACTTTATGTAAGCGAACAGCACATTCCATTACTCGAACAACATGATCAACATACCCTCCAGGGAAAGCGTTGTGATATTCTTTCTTATGTGACGCAGGCATCATCATTAATCTATCTTGGTATTTTTTATAGAAAGCAACCAAATTGTCTTTACGTGGTGATGTGATGAATTGATCAATCATCGACATCAATTTTTCCCAATTTCCTTGGATTTGTTCAGCTGTTAGGTTCATAACTTTTATTTTTAAATTTTAGCGAGCGGATGAATTTATTTCGTTAGCACTACGAGGTTCATACTCAATATATGCTTTTAATTCTTTTACTAATTCTTTCATTTCACTTGTAACTTGTAGAAAGTCATTTAGATTTCCACTACGTTTTAAAATGAAATCTGCTTTCGTTAGATTGCCTTCTAGTTTCTCTAGTTTGCGTCTAATAATTTCACGATTTACCATATGTTTGTTTATTTATTGTTTACCATTTATCCCCCCGGTTCCATCATCCCTCTCATCACTCATCTCTCATTCCCCCTTTTTCCCTTTAACCCCGTATTTAGAAGTTACGAAAACTATCTTATACTTCCAAATTTTCTTCCCCAAAATCAAAAATCTTTTTTAGGTGGGAACATTTTTCATAATCTTCAATCGCAACAAAATAATTAATGGCCTGTTCCAATGCATTGAATAAATAACTTCCATTTGCCCTAATTCGAACTGCGTTCTGATGATTTGGGTCTTTTAAATCTATCATTTTGATAAATTGCCATGCTCTGTTAAATACGAGTGCGTCACCGGACTCTTCTAATAATTCTGTACTGTATTCGGGATCATTTTTTCTAAAGAAAGTACTAAGTTGGCGTTTGAATACATCGTTATTTTTTATTAATTTTTCAAACATACCAACCCAAAACAACGGCTGCTCGTACAAGTTAATAACATATATTTCCTCGTCTTTGAAATCGCTTTTATCGTCAAATAAATTGAAGATTTTGTTGATGTCCATGTATATAAATATATGCAAAACATAAAAAAACACCAACGTTTCCGTTGATGTTTCGTTTTAGTGGAGCTGCTGGGGCTCGAACCCAGGTCCAAACAATAAGTCTAAATCGACTCATTCACAAGCTTAGCTTATTTTTCTAAATAAACAAAATATAGAGTTCTTATTTTGCCATTATTACTCTCAACTGTGGGAAGTTCACTTCTACCATTTAATGGATTTACAGGTAGTACCTCTAACGAGACCTTTTAATTCACATTCTGTTTAAAGCCCCATGATGTGTACGGGAGGGATTAGGCAGCTACTGCGTAATCAGCACCAACGAAAGACATAACGTCTTCGAAAGTCATTGTAGATAATTCTACGTTTGCGTTTATTGTTTGATAGGTGTTTAAGGATTTCCAATCTAATCCTGCTTGCTTCATCTTTCTCTACTTCAATTGCTGTCAATACCAATGCCAGCCCCATATTGTACAGGAGGTTGGGTTCGAACCAACACGGTTTAGTTACCTATCAACCAACCTATTTTACTAGGTCACGTCTGCAAAGTAATACAGTAGCTACTATAATACATTCCGCCACTCCTGTTTTTGTAGTCAGACCTGGACTCGAACCAAAACAAACAGAACCAAAAACTGTTGTGCTACCATTACACCATCTGACTATCCGATCTACTTTTTAATTAGCGGCACCTTTACACGGCCGAAGATCTCTAATTGTGAAGTTTTTAAACTATTTTGTAGCTGTTGTATCTACTGTAGTTGCTGTACTATCAACACTTACTGCAGTTGAATCTACTGATGTGCTATCTGTAGTTGGAGCAGTTGTGTTGTTGTTAGAACATGCTGTCATTGTCATTGTTGCGATTGCGATCGCTGCGATAATCATTTTTTTCATGATGTTTGTTTTTTGTTTAAATAATTAAAAAGTTTAGTGTTACTATAAATATTAATTCTTTTCTAATTCGTCTATTTGTCTTTTTACATTTCTAATTTCGTCGGTAATCTTATCGTATTCAACAAGAACGTCGACACATGCTGGGTTTAATGGATGGTATCTCCAAATTTCAGCTTGAATTTCTGATAGGAAGAAAATCTTATTGATTAAATCTTCTTGTGTTGGTTTATTATTTTCCATGTTTATGTTTTTATATATCTAAATCTACGACTATTTTTTTATATATCCAAATCTTTATAAATACTTTTTACCAATCTCTTCAATTACTTCTTTTGCTTCTTTTATACCAATGCTAAAAAACTCTCTATTAGTATTAACGCGACATGAATCTAAATGTCTATGTATTTCGGCTTCTAAAAATTCACCTTCGTGACATTTGAAAGCATATTCCACTTTAAATGGTGTAGCAACGCCGGTAGCAGATGATATTTGATATGCGCGTTCTTCGGGTGTTTGCTTTGTGTACCCAATCTTAACTACATCAGGCATAGATTCATTTGATAAAACGTAAATCCAATACTTACCTTCGCCTGAACGATTAATTCCTATTTTCTTTCTACCTGTATAATACGTAACATCATCCCATTTTCCATCTCCCGAAGGTACTAATGTATAATATTCGGCTGGATATCCCATCAAATCGTCTTTGCAACTAATATAGTGTTGAGCTTCTTCAACTGTAAGTCTTTGTATGTTCATGATTTGAAAAATTGTGGGGCGGCGCTAACCGCCCCGATTTATTTAGTTAGCATATTCTAAAGCTAGATCGTATAATTTTTCGTTCAAAACCATATCTTGTTTGAAGTTCTTAATTTTACGAGCTTTACGGTTTTTAGTTCCGTAGGTGTAATTGAACATACCGTGAACCAATTTTTCTTGAATCACATTAAATACACTCCAAAGACTACTACCTTGGTCTTCAGGGCGAGTTGGTGTTAATAAATCATTCCAATCGATTTTTACATTCTCGATTTCTTCTTCTGTGAAGCGACATTCAACAGCACGTTTAGCAAAATCTAAGGCCTGATCTTGTGCTAACTCGGTAGCTTTAAATTTATTCATTGACTCAACAGTTAAAGGTAATTTTTCAACCATCGCTTTAATTGTATTTTGTAATGTTTCGAAATCATAACCATAGTGACGGATTTTCATATTCTCAAACTCTTGAGTAGATACTACTAAACCATTTTCACAAACCATACGGAACAAACCAGCAGTGAAAGTAAATGCATTTTTACCATCATGACTATTTGTTAATAATACTTGTGGAAAAACTGTGTCACCATCTGAACCATTAATAACGATGTCATTGTTACGGAACACAATTAAGTGTTTTTGGAATCCAATTTGCTTACGAGCTTTAACCTCTTTAGCATCTACAACACCCCAACCTAAAGTTTGCATATCTTCTAAGATACGGTTTGTAGGAATGTGAGCATACTTCTCAGAAGTAGTTTCAGCACCAGTTGCTGTGAATACGCTAGGAGCGATTTTACGAATTTGTTCTTGACTTAAGAACTCTGAATTGTTTAAATTTAACATAGAACCTTGATTTTTTTGATTAATTAATTACTTATTTCTTGTGACGTAAATATACGACGGAATTTTCGCTTTTCCAAGCTTCCTGTGCAGGATCTTTAATCTTCCACACAATTTTCAAATTCATATACGGCAAGTTCAGCATCTTCGCGGCTTACCCAACCATCACCGTCCATATCAACGATATCTCCCACATAATAAAGGTCATCTATCTCACGTAACCATGTCTTGTTGATTTTTACTAAATTAAAATCCATATCTTTATCATTTTTTATTTACGTAAATATACGAAGGGGCTTTCGCCCCTCCAAATATTTTACACTAAGTCTTTAAACTATGCGTAAGCTTCAACTAATTCATATAAATCTTGATTAACTTTGATATTTTCAAGTGGATTATTAACGCCACTTATAATTTTACCATCGGGGCCAACTAACATATTAGGTTTAATTAAATTTTCTTGTAATCTATTATATACGGACCATAAATCATCTCCTTTATCTTCATCACGATGAACATTAAGTAACTGGCTACGAACAGCCGAAGATGTAATATTATCAAAACCACGAATTTTAGATGCGTTGTATAATAAATCCTTTAATTGACTAGATGTTAAAGTAGTATTTTTAAATGACTCAAATTTTTTAAACATAGGATGGATTTTATTTTCCAAATTAGCTATAATCTGAGGTAAACGATTATAATCTCCTTCAGTATGTTTTATTTTAGTAGTAGCAACTATATCTTTACTAACTAAACCATTACCACAAACAAGGCGATACATACCAAAATCCATATTTAAAGGAGAGCTACCATTACAACTATTGGTAACATACATGTTAGCAAATCCTTCATTTTTATTTCCTATCTTCATATTCAAATCCGGATGACTTAACTTAACACAGTGGTTACCTATTTTACGTGATTTTTTATCTCGATTTTCATACACACCATCTACTTTCCATCCTTTATCTTTTAAAGATGAAACAACATCTATGGTTTCATTGTAAAATGGTTTAGAACCAATTTGTTGATGTTGGCGCCATGTAGCGCTTAATGAAGGAGCAAAAGCAATCAACTTATCAATGTTGTTGTTTACCGGTACAAAGTTTTTAATGGACATACAAAATATTTTAGTGTACATCAATGTACGAAGGGGCTTTCGCCCCTCCAACTAATTTGCAATAAATTTTAAAAAACTCTTAAAGAACCACACCATCATAAAAAGCCTTGTATCCTTGGCCATTTATATATGCTGTTGCTTCCTCTACAGTAGTGCACTCACCACTTAATTGGTTAGCTAAAGCAATGTAGTCTTCATCATTTTCGGCACCCCAAAAAGCTAAATTACCTTCGCCATTGATAAAGGCAACAGAATAAAATGCTAAAGGATCCATACAACCATCTTCAAAGTTTTCAAAAACTTCTATTTGTCCGTCTACGATTTTTGGATAATTCATGTTTTGTGTTTTTATGATAAATATGTGATCTTTTGAACCCCAACTTTTGAGCTTAAACGCCCCTAATACTTAAATACGTATATACGCCCCTTAATTAAAACAGATGTTTTACTCGGGCGTAAACTAAGCGCATATATTTAACCTCATTTTCCCTTGCCTCAATTTCAAATGGATTGTTTTTGTAACCCAATTCCTCATTTGCCTTAACATATTTTCTATCCATACGGGGAGAATCATATAGTTGAACATAATGAGTATACTCGTGAATTATAGTTCGAATCAAATCCAGTTTAGACTTAATACGACGAGGAAATATACGAATAATAAGATTTTCATTATCAAATTCACCACAATATTTGTCGTCAGTATAAGACACACTGAGTCTCGGCTGTATAAACACTGCCTTAGACATATGTGGATACCCCATGTAATCCGGGCATAACTCAAGGATTTCCTTGGCTATGCGTCTTAACTTGGTTTTAGATAAACGAAGCGATCTCATGGTTGAATTCTGGATTACGTATATAAATATAATGTGAAAGTTTTGAGCGACGCTAAAATATACGTATATATTCCATCGACGCAAAAAGGTCTTAAAAAAGACCTCTTGCTAACCCTTAAAACTTACAAAACATGGCGGTTTTGAAATTTATTTTGTTGCTTTGGGGCGGCCGCGTTTGCCTCCGCTTCTCTGTTTGCGCTCTAACGCTTCGGCTTCTCGTTTGGCTTTTTCAATTGGATCTAACGGTTTTCTACCACGCGGTCCCCCTGTAGCAACATACTTTTTAGTTGGTTGACTAACTACTTTATTTGCTGCTAACTTACCGAAATTTTTAATCCCTAAAACTTGTGGATGTACTATAACTTGATCTAAATCGTAATTGTATGTGCCTCCCCCTTCTAAGTATACTTCGAATCCTCCGTTAGGAAAAAACTTAGTACCCGGTTCGTGCATTGCTTTCAATGTGAATATCAAATGTGGTTCTTCAAAAAACGGTGCTGGTAATACACGTACGTGCTTTGCAAAGTTTTTGAATTTAACGTCTACGTCTTCGTATGACTTAATTACACTATCGAATGCGCCTTTTCTTTCTATTACTTTCATATCTTTATATTTTTTATTACTGTTAAATATACGTATATCCCTTCGTATAGCCAAATTTTTTGAAGACAGGAATCGAACCTACCATCCGTTCTATCACCGTTTCTAGTGGGATTCGAACCCCGATAGATAGGACTGCCAACACTTGACTATATTCGTGGTAAGTCACGACCTACATATCCCTGATTATTCAGCTAGCATTTCAGCTCAGGTATTTGTTACACTGTATTTGCAGTCAGGACAGGATTCGAACCTGTAACAATACAACCATACAGGGTGTGATGCCGTTTTCACATTACGTATTACCTGACTTAACCGTATTATTATTTTTTCTTTGGATTAATTGCGCCTACCACTTTCGCTTTAGCTGGTCTACCACGTTTAACCTCTAATCCGCTTGCGCGTTTAGCTTCCCATACTGCTAATCTAGCTTGTCTTGCACTTGTAGCACTTACTGGACGGCCACGTTTTACTGGTTCCATTGGGGCAAATTCCATACCAACGAAATTGTCTAATTTGTTTAATGGTGTTGTTTCTGTGTTTTTCATAACCTTGATTTTTGTTTGTTTATTGTTTATGTTGTTTAAGTCAATTAATATTTCATTTTCATTCCACTCACGTTCGTTTTTCCATGACGGGTGAAGGTAATAATGTGCTGGGCTTAAATAAATAATCTCAAAACCGGCACCGTTATCTTCTATACCGATGATACCTTTCTTAACCAATGAACCTAAAGCACCACGTACTGACTTGATATTCACTTTAATGTTGTCAGCAATGTCTCTAGCATCCACGTCACTGAACCCTGCTTCAGCATATAGGTTGTCTATTAAATTTTTTAATGTTTGTGCTTCTAATTGTGTTAATTCTATCATGACCTTTATTTTTATTTTATACTTAAATCTACGACCCTTTTCTTGCTTCTCCAAATAATTTATTGCTTGTTTTTAACCGCTTTTCTCATTACTTGTGACGTAAATATACGACGGGGACCTCGGGTCTCCAAATTTTTTAATGGAGAATCCAAAACGAGGCAAATAATAATATACCGAATATTACTAATCCAGCTAATCCACCTAATACTTCACGTGTGTCGTTGTTTTCCATGTCGTGTTTCATTTTTATCATACCTAAATATACGACGGGGACTTCGGGTAACCAAATAATTTCGCATATTTCTTGATAAAATTGATTGATATTTTGTATATACCTCGTCGATCGGGAGGGGTTGGGTGAGCGCGGAACAGGGGTTAACTATATCCAAACCACGCAACCCCCATCGTTACACACCTTTGTCACATACAATATTTATCTACATATCTTTTGATATCCATATAGTGAGTGCTTGTCACACTTTACCATCCCCAAATAGCGCTAGTATTTAATTACTCATTCATCGATGTTGTTTCCGTCGTCGTCGTTGTTCTCGTCCCCGTACTCGTACTATGTCTAGGTTAGTTGTCCGTCTCGTCCGTGATGTTCGTCGTTTGGTTTCCAGTCGTATTCGTTTTACCCGTCGTCGTTTTATCTGGATTATCATTATTACCTCCCCACAACGGTTCAGTTTCGGATCCGTCTTCAAGTGTTGCGTTATATTCTTTAATGTATAAGGTAATTGAAACACACCACTTCAACCATGCTAGATCAAGTTCAGCATACCATCCCCGCTCGTAGAATATTTTAACGGATGGTGTAATTTGAAAGGTGTTGTGATAACGTTGAATCGATATTCTGTCTCTAAGTGCTACAATGACAAACACTAACAGTGTTGCTATAATCATTATTATTAATTCGTAAATAAATTCAGTCATGTTTATTTGTTTTTAAAAGTTTCGTTGTAGTATTGTTCAAATGATTTTCCTCCTTCTTCTGTACAATCAATTCCACCATTCCAAAATTCAAGCATTCGTTGTTCTTCCATTTCTTTAGCCTTCTTTAATATGCTATGCCAAGTAAATTTATCCTTTGGAGTTTCCCATAACTGTTCAAATAAGTATTCTACTGGTGTTTTTTGTCCCATGTTCAACTGTATATTTTATTTCTCATTAATTTCATTATTTCCTTTGGTGTTTCAACAACATGATATGTTACATTGCTTTTAAAACCCATTACAATGAATGAACCCGTTTTACGTTCGTGTATTGACTGGATTAATGTCATATTGATTAATACTACCTCTTCAGTGTTTATTTCAGTTAGTTTGATAAAGTTATTGTTCATTGTAGTGTGGATTATTTACTAGTGCTGCTTTGATAGCATCTCCTACTCGGTTTAACATTTCTTCAAATTCATCTTTACTATCAATTGACCATTGCTCTGTTTTTAAAACAAAGAAACAACCATGATCGTAATCAATTCCTAATGACGATTCACATCTAACTTCTAGTTCTTCCCAACCATCGTTTCCATAATCAACGCAATTGCTTTCTTGAACGAATTTGAATACTACTTTTTCTAGTTTTGGTTTATTTGGATTCATAACCTTTTATTTGTTTTTATAATTAATATACAAATTGATTAAATCGATTAAGTCTAAATGACTTATACTATCAGGACATAGTCCTAATAAATGTAAGATGAAATCCATAACCCTTATTGTTGATCCATCATTGTTTTGAAATATCCCTTATTCGCCTTATTAGCATCAATATCACTTAAAATACGTTGACGCTCAGATAATGTGTTTTGAATTTCTTCGTGAATGTCTGGTTTTGATTGGTCTAATTTTCTTGCTTTGTCTCGTTGTTTAGCAAAGTTATCTTCTAATTTAGAACCTAACCAAATGAATAATGCTGTTAAAGCAAATAATGCTACTACTGTAATTAATATAGCCATAATTAATGTTTTTGTTTCCATTAATATACGAAGGGGCTTTTGCCCCTCCAAATATTTTTTTTTATTTGTTTTCGTCTTGCTCATCAAACCAACGATAAATCACTGACGCTCCCCAAATACCACCTACAATCAATATTACTTTTGTAGTAAATAAAGGAAATGTTAAAACGAATTTTCCTATTAAAAGGATTACGGCAATTAATAATGCTGTTTTTGCAGCTGCTTTTAAATTTATCATATATTTAGTTTTTATTTTGTTTATTACAGAATCGACATTGTTCTAAACCATCGTTATTTACATCTACAAAACTGTGCTCACAGTCATCATCCATGTAGTCTTTAAAGAATCGTTTAATTTCATTATGAACCAATTCATGGTAATTACCTGGTTTTGTGTACATGCCTAGACATTCATCTAATAGTTCTTGAGGATCTACTCTACAAATACCAACTAATACACCTAACATAGTTTTAATACTATTCATTGATGCTTTAGCTTTAGCCCACACATCATTGTCTTCACTGTACATGTAAGAATAATCATGTGCCTTAATTAATCTAATAAATTCGTCGTGAATTACTTTTTCATCTACTATTTGTGTCATAAACTTTATTTTTTAATTTTAATTAATTTTTGATTTCTTGGTATTTTACTCTCCAAATATTTCCAGAATTATCTTCTACAGTTACTGTAGTTCGATTAATTCTAATAATGTCTCCGCTATAACGGAATGTTTCATAACTACGACCATCATGAAATGATTCAGACCACTCAATTACTTCACCAATTTCGAATTTACGTTCTTCTACTTTTTTTACTGCTTTTTTTACTAATGTTGCCATGTTTTTTTATTTTTTATTTACGTGAATATACGACTGTTTTTTAGGGTAACCAAGCGTTTGTTTAATTTTGTACAAACGCTTTATCTGCCCAAGATGTAGCCTTAATTGATTCCCATAATTTATAGTCAGCCATATCTGGAAATGAGGAATGAATATTAGCTACGGTTAATATTTCTAAAAATGCTTTATCAATTGAATGCCATTTACCTGCTTTTGTAGTAAAAACGTTACGCCAAGTACCATGTTCATTTTTAACCTGGATAGCTACTAATGAATTTTTTCTCCAACCTGTTATAATATCTTCAGGTGTTGTAATACTATCTTCCATATTAATAAAACCAGCTTTACATTTATATGCTGTACGGAACTCATACTTTGTACCTAGTTCTAAATGATCAGATACATTAATTTTGAGTGTTTTGTTTTTGCACTTTAATAAAGCACTACCGTAAAATACGTTACTTAGTCTTAATGCTGCTGGTGTTGTTGATTGAATAATTACGCTCATATTTTTTATCATTTTTTATTTACGTAAATATACGACGGACCTTTCGCTTCTCCACATTTTTTTGTAGAGATCGCGAAAAGTCCGCATATTTTTATAGAGCGTTAATAAT